AAGGGCCGTCAGGTTCAAAGACTCTGCGTGACCCCCTGTAACCCCGTTTCCGTCACGCAATGTGACGGCCGACCGGCCTGCGCAACGCAGCCCGAGAGGATGATCGACCATGCCGAAGGGCGGCGCACGCGCCCGCTCCGGCCCTGCGCCCGACCCTGCCGCCCTGCGCCGCGACCGGGACGCGGGCGAGTGGACGGTGCTACCTGCTGAAGGCCGACCGGGCAACGCCCCGGCCTTCCCTCTACTCAACCCCGACGACCGCGAGCTCGAGCTCTGGGCCGGCGAATGGAAGCGCCCGCAGGCCCTCGCCTGGGAGCGCCTCGGCCTCGAGCACGAGGTCGCGCTCTACGTGCGTAACCTCGCCCTCGCCGAGATACCCGGAGCGCCCGTGACGCTCTCGACGCTCGTCAAGCAGCTCCGCGACTCGCTCGGCCTGAGCGTCGCCGGAATGCGCGCGAACCGCTGGCGCATCGCCCGCGACGAAGCCGCGGAGAAGCGCGAGAGCGCCGCGCCCGGTCGAGCCCCGGCTCGCTCCTCGGTGCGAGGCCGCCTCGAGGTGATCGACGGTGGCGCATAACCCTGAGTACCGCGTCGACTTCCCGACGCTTTGGGTCGCCGCCGATTGGATCGAGTCGCACTGCGTCGTGCCCGACGGCTTCCGCAAGGGCGACCCCTTCGAGATGTACGACTGGCAGCTTTGGGCGACCGTCAACTTCTACCGCGTCAAGAAGGCCGCCCGTGCCGGGCAGCTCGCGACCGCCTTCCACTACCGGCGCGGTCAGGTCGTCGCGCCGCAGAAGACGGGCAAAGGGCCTTGGACGGCCGCTCTGTGCGCGTGCGAGGGCGTCGGCCCGAGCGTCTTCGTCGGCTTCGCCCAGGGCGGCGAGCTCTACGACTGCCGCGAGCACGGCTGCGGCTGCGGCTGGGCCTACGAGTATGCGCCCGGTGAGCCGATGGCGATCCCGCGCCCGACGCCTCTGATTCAGATAACGGCCTTCTCCGAGGAGCAGACCGACAACGTCTACCGGCCGCTGCAAAACATGATCCGCTACGGCCCGCTCGGCGAGACGATGCGCGTCGGCGAAGCGTTCATCCGCCTACCGAACGACGGCCGCATCGACGTCGTGACGAGCTCGGCGCAGAGCCGACTCGGTAACCCGGTGACCTTCGTCCTTCAGGACGAGACCGGCATTTGGACCGTCGCGAACAAGATGGACAAGGTCGCCACGACGCAGCGCCGCGGCGCGGCCGGCATGGGCGGTCGCACCTTCGAGACGACGAACGCGTGGGACCCGAGCGAAGACTCGGTCGCGCAGCGCACCGCAGAGTCGCGCGTAACCGACATCTTCCGCTTTCACCGCGTGCCGCCGGCTCACCTGAGCTATCGGAACAAGGCCGACCGCCGGAAGATTCACCGCTACGTCTACGCCGGCTCGACGCACGTCGACCTCGACGGCATCGAGGCCGAGGCCGCGGAACTGATGGAGAAGGACCCGGCGCAGGCCGAGCGCTTCTTCGGTAACCGCATCGTCTACGGTGCCGACGCCTTCATCGAGGGCGACTCCTGGGACGATCGCGCCTGGGCGAAGCGGCACGGCGCACCCCGCGAGGTGCCCACCGGGACGGCGATCGTCCTCGGCTTCGACGGCTCCGACGTCGACGACTGGACAGTGATCCGGGCCGAGACCGAAGACGGCTATCAATTCACGCCCGTCTATGGCCCCGACAAGCGGCCGACGGTATGGAATCCGGCCGAGTGGGGCGGGCAGGTGCCGCGCCTCGAGGTCGACGCAGCCGTCGACGAACTGTTTACGCGCTTCCGCGTCGTGCGTTGGTACGGCGACCCGCCCGGCTGGGAGACCGAACACGACCAGTGGGCGGCGAAGTACGGCGAGAAGCGCGTGCTGCGCTTCGAGACCTACCGGCCGGTGCAAATGCACGCCGCCTGCGAGCGGCTCCGCACCGACGCCCTGAAGGCCGACTCGACCTTCACGCACGACGGCTGCCCGACGGTCGCGACGCACGTCCGCAACGCGCGGAAGCTCGCCCGTCCGAACGGCCGATACGTGCTCGGCAAGCCCGCCCAGCACCAAAAGATCGACGCCTGCGTGACCTCGATCATCTGCCACGAAGCGGCAGGCGACGTCACCGCGGCGTCGCTCTGGCCGAAGCACCGCACCCGAAAGCTAGTCGTCATGAGGTAGGAGGAGCAGCCTTGACGACCCCTACCACCGACGCCGAATGGCTTGCGAGCCTCTCCCAGCTTCACGACCGCGAGTTGCCCGGCCTGAAGGCGCTCGACGCCTACTACGAAGGCACGCAGCCGCTCTCCTACATGCAGCCCGAGATCCTGCGCGAGGTAGAAGACCGCATCCGCCCGGTCATCATCGCGTGGCCACAGCTCGTCGTCGACGCCGTCGAAGAGCGCCTCGACCCGGAGGGCTTCCGGCTGCCGGACGAGGACGCCGCCGACGATGACTTCTGGCGCGTGTGGCAGGCGAACGACCTCGACGAGGAATCGCAGCTCGGCCGCGTCGACGCGCTCGTGATGAAGCGGTCGTATCTGGCCGTCGGCACGAACGAAGACGACACCGACACGCCGCTCGTCACCGTCGAGTCGCCGCTCGAGATGTTCGCGGCGATCGACCCGCGTACCCGCCGCGCCCGCGCCGCGCTGCGCCGGACGCAGGATCAGGACTCCTTCGCCCGCGTCACCGGCCGCTACGCGACGCTCTACCTGCCCGAGCGCACCGTTTGGTATGAGTGGCAGAAGGGCGCATGGAAGGAGACCGGCCGCGACGAGCACAACCTCGGCGAGGTGCCGGTCGTGCCGCTCACGAACCGTTCACGGCTCGCCGACCGCTACGGCCGCTCCGAGCTCTCGCGGTCGATGCTCTCGCTCTCCGATTCGGCGAACAAGATCGCGACCGACATGATGCTCGCGGCCGAGTTTGTCGCGCTGCCTCTGCGAGGGCTGCTCGGCATCGGCCCCGACGACCTCGTCGACGAGAACGGCAACGCCCTGAGCGCAACGCAGGTCATCATGGGCAAGCTGTTGACGGTGCCGCAGGGCGACCCCGGCTCCGAGGTCAAGCCGTTCCAATGGGATCCGGCGAGCCTGAGCAACTTTCACGACTCGATCAATCAGCTTGCGAAGCTCGTCGCGTCGATCTCAGGTATCCCGCCGCATTACCTCGGCTTCACGACGGACAACCCGGCGAGCGCCGACGCGATCCGCTCGGCCGAGTCGCGCCTCGTGAAGCGCGCCGAGCGTAAGCAGACTGCCTTCGGCGGCACCTACGAGCAGACGATGCGCCTCGTCCGTCGATTCCAGACCGGCGGCGAGCCGGTCGATCCGCGCCTGCGCCGCCTCGAGACGGTATGGCGCGACGCGTCGACGCCGACCCGCGCTCAGTCTGCCGACGCGGTCGTGAAGCTCCTCGAGAAGGGCGCGATCACGAAGCGGCAGGCGCGCGAAGACCTCCGCTACACGCAGGCGCAGATCGCCCGCATGGAGCGCGAAGACGTCGACGAGGCGGCGCTCGACCCGGTCGGCGCGCTCTCGCGCAGCGTCGGGCAGGGCGCACCGCCGCTCGAGGCCGAGTGATGAGCGCCGCCGAGGTCGCGCACGCGCACTACCGGCGGCAGAAGACGATCGCCGCACGCACGGCGAGAGCAGTCGCCCGGCTCTGGGCGCAGGTCGACCCGAACAACATCGCCCGATCCTGGGCCGAGATGCTGCCTCGGGCGACCTCGACGGTCGGAGCCGGGCAACTCCGCGCCGCGCAGACGAGCGACGACTACGTCGCCCGCGTGCTCGGCGAGCAGGACGTCGATGCCGACGCCGAGGGCGAGCTCCTGCCCGAGGGCTTCGCCGGCACCGCGTCGGACGGCCGGCCGCTCGCGACGCTGCTCTTCCGCCCGGTCGTGACGAGCCTCTCGGCGGTCAGGCAGGGCGAGAGCTCGCGTCGCGCGATGGCAGTCGGCCGGCTTCACCTCGACATGATCACGCGTACGCAGATCGCCGACGCCGGCCGCGTGGCCGACGGCGTCGCGGTCGTCGCCCGGCCGAAGGTCTCCGGCTACGTCCGGCTCCTGTCCCTGCCGAGCTGCTCGCGCTGCGTCGTGCTCGCCGGCCGCGTCTACCGATGGAACGCCGGATTTGAGCGGCACCCGCGCTGCGACTGCCGGCACATTCCGGCGGCCGAGGACACGGCCGACGACCTGCGCACCGACCCGAAGGCGTACTTCGAGAGCCTCTCGCCCGAGGAGCAGGATCGCATCTTCACGAAGGCGGGCGCGGAGGCGATCCGCGACGGGGCCGACATCGCCCAGGTCGTCAACGCCCGCAAGGGCGCACGCGGCCTCGCCCCGGCCGGAGCCCGGCTCACCGCCGAGGAGCTCCGCACCCTGCGCGGAGGCCGCGAGCGGGGCCGGCTCGAGACCGTGAACGTCTTCGGCCATGACCTCTTCGTGACAACCGAGGGCGTCACCTCGCGCGGTCTCGCGGGCGTCCGCCTGGGCGCGAAGCGCGACGGCGTGAAGGCCGAGGGCGCTCGCTACCGCTCGGCTCGCGGCGTGCGACTCATGCCCGAGTCGATCTATCAGATCGCCGGAGGCGACCGAGACGAGGCGATCCGCCTCCTCCGGCGCTACGGCTACATCCGCTGACCTCCTCGCGCGCAAGGCGCGAGGCCGACTCCGCAACGGAGGCGCAAGTGTCCGAGAAGGACGACAACCTGCCCGAGACCGACGTCGACACCGATCGGGTCGACGACGACACCGAGGGCGCACCGGAGGGTGCCGAGCACCTCGACGACCCCGGCAAGAAGGCGCTCGACTCCATGAAGAGCAAGTGGAAGACCGAGCGCGACCAGAGGAAGGCCCTCGAGGCGCGGATCGCCGAGCTCGAGGGCAAGGGCAAGGCCGGCACCGACGAGACCCCCGACGCCGACACCATCCGCGCCCAGGCGCGAGCCGAGGCCCAGGCCGAGGCCCTGCGCGAGCGCGCCCTCGACAAGATCGAGGCGAAGGCGGCGAAGCTCTTCGCCGACCCCGAGGACGCCCGCGCGCTCCTCGCCGGCAACGTCGACGAGTACGTCGACGGTGGGAAGGTCGACGTCGACGCCATCACCGAGGCGCTCGCCGAGCTGCTCGAGAAGAAGCCGCATCTCGCCGCCTCGCCCCCGAAGCGCACGCCCGCGCCCGACCCGACGCAGGGACGGCGCGGCTCGGGGCCGGCCGACCTCGACGCACTGATCGCCGAGGCCGAGGCGAAGGGCGACACGCGCGCCGCGATCTTGCTCAAGACGCGAAAGCTGACCAAGGCCAAGTAACCGGGTAGGGCACCCTGCCCACACATCAGGAGGAAACACATGGGCGCTGTCGCTGGGCAGGGCACTACCTACAACCTGCCGAACTACCACGGCGAGCTCTTCACCGTCACCCCGACCGAGACCCCCTTCCTGTCCGCCATCGGCGGTCTGTCCGGCGCGGTCTCGACGAAGGCGAAGGTCTTCGAGTGGCAGACCGTCGACCGGCGCAGCTCGAGCGCGAACAACGTCGCGACCGAGGGCGCGACCGCCCCGGCCGGCGTCGCCCGGTCGCGGAGCAACGTGACCAACGTCGTCGAGATCCACCACAGCGCCGTCGAGGTGAGCTACACGAAGCAGGCCGCGGGCGGCGAATACGCGGGCGTGAACCTGGGACTCGACGACAACCCGATCTCCGACGAGCTCGCGTGGCAGATCGCCGCCGAGCTGGAGTCGATGGCCGTCGACGTCGAGAAGTCCTTCCTGAGCGGCGTCTTCGCCAACCCGGCGAACAACTCGACCGCCCGGCAGACCCGCGGCATCCTGACCGCCATCACCACCAACGTCAACTCCGGGGGCGGCACCCCGCGCGCTCTGTCGAAGGCGATCGTCGACGCGACCCTGAGCACCATGTTCACCAACGGCGCGAAGCTGCCGCAGGCGTCTACCGTCTTCATGGTCGGCCCCGACCAGAAGGTGAACCTGACCGAGGTCTACTCGGCCGCAGGTCTCAACCAGCCGACCATGACCCGGAACGTCGGCGGCGTCGCGATCGACACGCTCGTGACCGACTTCGGAGTCTTCGGCGTGATGCTCAACCGCCACATGCCGGCCGGCGAGATCGCGATCGTCGACCTGAGCGTCTGCCGGGCGCGCTTCCTCGAGATTCCGGGCAAGGGCATGCTCTTCGCCGAGCCGCTCGCGAAGACCGGCGCGTCGGAGAAGTGGCAGCTCTACGGCGAGATCGGCCTCGAGTACGGCCCGGAGAACTTCCACGCCCGGATCACCGAGCTGAGCTGACCTACCGGGGCGGTCGGGCTGACGTCCGGCCGCCCCGCCTAGCCGTAAGGAGAGCCAACCTTGGCAACCTTCGAGCACCGATACGCCGCCCTGACCCTTCAGGACAACGCCGGAGTCTGGGCGCGCTTCACTCCGGCCGAGCGCATGGTCGACGGCCGCGAGGAGCGCTACGGCGTGCTCGAGACCGACGACGCCGACCTCGTGCGCCGACTGCGCGCCGCAACGGAGGCCGACCCGCACCTCGCCGAGGTCGGCGAGCAGGAGCCGGAGCCCGAGCAGGAGCCGGAGCCCGAGCCGCAGGCCGAACCGGAGCCGCAGCCGGAGCCCGAGGCCGAGACCGAGCCGGAGCCGCAGGCCGAGACCGAGCCGGAGCCGCAGGCCGAGGCCGAGCCGGAGCCGCAGGCCGAGGCCGAGCCGGAGGCCGAGCAGCCGAAGCCGCGTACCCGCGCTCGTTCCCGCGCGAAGTAAGGAGCACCGATGGCCGATCAGCTCGCGACGCCTGCCGACCTTGCGACGCTGCTCGGCGTCGGGGTCGACGACCGCGTGACGCTCCTCGTCGAGATCGGTACGGCGGTCGTGCAGGCGCACGTACGGCAGCGCATCGTCGAGGTCGTCAACGACTCCGTGACGCTCGCCGGCTCCGTCCGGTCGTGGCTCCGGCTGCCGCAGCGTCCCGTAACGGCGGTCGCCTCGATCAGCATCGACGGCGAGGCCGTGACTGACTACAAGCACTTCGGCTCCGCGCTCTGGCGGCGCTGCGGCTGGGCCGAGTGCAACGACGAGCCCTCCGAGGTCGAGGTCGTTTACACGCACGGCTACGCCACGGGTGCGCAAGAGCTACAGCTCGCACGCGGCGCGGTGCTCGCCCTCGTCCGAGGGTGGGCCGACAACACCGGAGGTCTGAAGAGCGAGCGGATCGACGACTACCAGGCCGTCTACGACGAGGTCGCCGCGCAGCTCGAGGCGTCGCCCTTCCTGCGCTCGGCGCTGCGCAAGCAGTACGGCAGCCGCGCCGGCCTCGCGCGGATCGGAGGCGGGCCGTGACCGTCGACCGCCTGCTCGCTCGCGGGCGCGCTGCCGCAGAGCGACTGATGACGGACGCCTGTGTGATCCGGCGCAAGACCGGCGAGACGACCGACCCCTTCTCCGGCGTCGTGACGCCCGTTTACACGACCCTCTACGCCGGCAAGTGCCGCGTGCAGCGCGTCGGCTCGGCGACGCCCGCGCAGCCGGGCGAGGCGTACCTCCTGATGTTGCGGCTCGAGCTTCAGCTACCGATGTCGGTCGCCGGCCTTAAGGTCGCCGACGAGGTGCGGCTCGACGCCTCGCCGCTCGACCCCGACCTCGCCGGCCGCGACTTCCTCGTGCGCGACCTCTTCCACAAGACGCACGCGACGATGCGCCGCGTCGGCGTCGAGGAGGCGACCTCGTGATCGAGATCGAGCACGGCGACGTCGACGCCTGGGCCGAGCTGCTCGGCGATGCCGCCGAGTCGGCACACGACGAGGCGAAGAAGGTCGTCGCGAAGGGCGCGCTCAACGTCAAGACCGGCGCGGCCGAGCGGATCGACGGCCTCGCGCACGCCCCGCACTACCCGAAGGCGATCACCTACGACGAGCTCGACGAGGCCGACGGCCCTGCCGCCGAGATCGGCCCCGACAAGGACCGCCGGCAAGGCGCGCTCGGGAACATCCTCGAGTACGGCGCGCCGGAGCAGAACACGCCGCCCAGGCCGCACCTCGCCCCCGCGGCCGACGAGGAGAGCCCTCGCTTCGAGAAGCAGCTCGAGGAGCTCTGCGCCCGCCTATTGGAGGGTCGATGATCGATGAACACGCGAGGGCGATCCTCGACCTCGCCGACGCCGACGACACTCCGCCCGCGCTCGTTGTGCTCGACGGCAAGGTGCCCGACGGCGTCAAGCCTCCGTACGTCCTCTTCTACTTCGCTGACTCCGACCCGCCCAACGCCGACGGTAGCTCGCTCGCGAATGAGTCGGCCCGCTACGTCGTGCGCGCCATCGCGCACTGTGTCGCCGAGAACGCAGCCGGGGCGCGGGCGGTCGCTCGGCGCGTGCGGGCGCGGCTGCTCGACGCCGTACCGACGGTCGCCGGCCGGCAGTGCTTCCCGATCCGGCGCGAGGAGGGGCGAGAGGCCGAGCGCGACGAGGCGACCCTCTCGCTAACCGTCGACAAGGTCGACGTCTACCGGCTCGAGAGCCTTCCGGCCTGAGCCTCCTCTTCACCTGACAGGAGCACACATGCCCGACGTGATCTCCGATGGCCGCACGAAGGTCACCTTCGTAGACACCATCGCCGACATCGCAGCGCCGACCGTGGCCGAGCTCGACGCCGGTACGGAGCTTCAGCGCTTCATCACCCCAGACGGTCTGATCGGCTTCGAGGCGTCGACGGCCGAGGTGCCGAACGACTCCCTCGCGAGCACCTTCGACACGAAGACGATCGGCCGCGACTCCTTCTCCGGCACCGCGCTGCGCCTGAAGAAGCAGAGCGGCGCGACCGACACGGCCTACACGACCCTCGTCAAGGGCACCGCCGGCTACCTCGTGATCCGGCGCGACAAGCCGGAGGGCGACGCCTGGGCGGCGTCCGACGAGGTCGAGGTCTACCCGATCACCTGCGGTCAGACCCGGCTCCTACCGCCGGAGGCGAACACCGTCCGGCGCTACGAGGTGCCGACGATGATCACCGACGAGCCGGAGCTCCGCGCGGTCGTGGCTGCCGGGGTCTGATCGCGTGAGGCGTACGCCTCGTGAGACGACCGACGGGGGCGAGGTCTTCAGCCCGCCTCGCCCCCGTTTACGCACCTGCTCGGGCTGACCTCACGAAGGGCTGACCAGTGGCAAAGGACGTCAAGGCGCTCATCCGGGGCGCAAAGCTGCCCGAGAAGACCGTGCCGATCTGCCTCGCGGCCGACCTCGTCGCCGCCTTCGAGCAGCTCGAGCGCGAGCTCGCCGAGGCCCGGCGCGAGGCCGGCTCCTCGCTCGCCGGGGGCAGCCGGGCGCGCGATGTCGCCGAGCAGATCGAGGCGACCCGGCAGGAGATGGCCGAGTCGACCGTCGACTTCCGGCTGCGCGCGATGCCGCGGCCCGAGTGGCGCGCCTTCGTCGCCGCGCACCCGCCCCGCAAGGTCGAGGGCGGAAAGGTGCACGAGGACGACGCGCACCTCGGCGTGAACGCCGAGACCTTCTTTCCTGACCTCGTGCGGCGCTCGGTCGTCTCGCCCGAGCTCGACGCCGAAGACTGGACGCTGCTGCTCGACGAGAAGCTGACCGACCGGCAATTCGACGAGCTGAGCTCGGCCGCCTGGGCGCTCAACAGGAGGGACGTCGACGTCCCTTTCTCGCACGCCGCCTCGCGGATTCTCCGGAGCTCCGGCACCGAGTAGAGGCGGCAGAGCGCCTCGGCATCTCGCCGCGCCGCCTCGACGGCTGGGAGCCGGCCGAGCGCACGCAGCACTTCTACAGCAAGAGCGGGCGACTCGTCCGCTCCGTGACGACCCGCGACCCGGAATGGTCCGAGGAAGACGTCGCATGGCTGCTCGCCCTCGCCGCGTACCGCGACAGCCGGTGCCCGGCCTGCGGAGGCGATATCGAGCTGTGCACCTCGCCCGACGCCGACGGCGACTTCGAGGTGCCGCCTCCGACGCGGTGCCACGCGAAGACGGCGATCGAGATCGCACAGTCCAATTACGCCGAGACGCCGCAGCCGGGCGCGCTGCTCTGGCGCGTGAAACAGAGGGGGTAGCTCGTGCGGACGGTCGGCGTACGCCTGAAGGCCCAGATATCCGAGTACGTGCGCGAGATGCGGACGTCGAAGGCCGAGACGAAGAGCTTCTCCGACGAGCTCGTCGACGCCGCGAAGAAGGGCGACGCGAGCGCGTCCGCCATCGTGCACGGCGCGAAGAAGGCCGAAGAGGCGCTCGACGACCTGGGCGACGCCGCCGACGAGGCAGGCGACGAGCTCGCCGATCTGCGCCGGAAGGCCGAGCAGCTCGACGGACAGATAACCGAGACTGCGCTCAGCGTGCGCAACCTCGCCCGCGAGATCGTCTCGACCTCCGACAAGGCCGCACGCGCGAAGCTGCTCGGCGACCTCACCGCGCAGCGCCGCGAGCTCCGCGAGCTCGTCGACCTGCGGAAGACGATCGACGTCGACACGGGCGGCTCCGGCTCGGGTATCGGCGAGGCGATCGCCGAGCAGGCGTCGGTCTCCTTCGTACAGCGCTTCGGCCCGCTCGTCGCTCGCGTGCCGATGTCCGGCGCGCTCATGAACCCGGCCGTAGCGGCGATCGGCGCGCCGCTCGCCGCCGGCCTCGTGACCCTCGTCGGTACGGCCGTCGGAGGCGCGATCGTCGGTGCGGTCGGCACGGGTGGCGTGGTCGGCGGTATCGCCCTCGCGTCACGGAGCCCGCTCGTCAAGGCGAAGGCGACCGCCCTCGGCACCGACCTGGGCCGGATGCTCGGTAGCTCCGCGTCGGCCTTCGTGCCAGAGACCCTCGACGCGATCGACACCGTACGCGACCGGATGCTCGCGATGGAGCCCGACTTCCGTCGCCTCTTCAATGCCTCGTCGCACTACGTCGACCCGCTCGTCGACGGCCTGCTCGACGCGACCGACAACGCGATGCCCGGCTTCATCGACGCGATGGAGCACGCCGAGCCGGTGATTCACGTCATCGCGAACGGTCTCGGCGACATTGGCGACGCGCTCGGCGACGGTCTCTCCGACCTCGCCCCGTACGCCGACGAGGGCGCGCGGGCGCTCGACATCCTCTTCTTCATCGTCGAGTACGGAGTGCGCGGAGTCTTCGAGCTCACGGAGCAGCTCGCGCGGCTCTACGGCATCGCCGAGATCCTGGGCGCTTTCCTCTCCGGCGACATGACGAAGGCTTACGGCCTGATCGTCTCGTCGCAGGGCGCGACCGCGGAGTCGGCCGGCGTTGCCGACCGCGCGCTCGGCGGTCTCCGTGGCCGCCTGGGCGACGTCGGCCGCGAGGCCGAGGAGACCGAAGAGAGCCTCGTCGACCTGAAGACCATCTTCGATGAAATCTTCGGCGCGCACATGGGTTACGACGAGGCGATCATCGCCTACAAGAACGGCCTCGTCGAGCTGCGCGAGGAGCTCGGAAACGGTAAGCGGACGCTCGACGAGAACACGCAAGCAGGCCGCGACAACCGCGAGGCGGTGCTCGACCAGATCGGCCGGATCAAGGAGCTCCGCGACGCGCGGATCAGAAACGGCGAGGCGGTCGACGTCGCGAACGGCAAGTACGAGGACGAGATCGCTGCGCTGAAGAAGACCATGCGCGAGATGGGTTTCACGCAGACCGAGATCGACGCGCTCGTCGCGAAGTACGAAACGATCCCGGACGAGGTTTCGACCGTGATCGTCGTCGAAGACTCCGAGGGCAATCGCCGCATCGCAGGCTTCGTAAAGAAGATCAACACGATCGACGGCCGCGTGATCACCGTAACGGCCCGATTCCAGCCCGATGGCGACCTCTACATACCCGGTCAGGGCACGCTCCTGAAGCGATGGGGCGGCATCACGGAGTACGCCCAGACGGGCAAGCTCCGCGACGCGCAGATCGCCTCGCCGATGGGACCGGCCCGCTACGGCTGGGCCGAGCCGGCGACCGGCGGCGAGCTCTTCGCGCCGAAGTACGGCGATATGAACCGCACGCGGGCGCTCGTGAGCTACGCCGTCGAGAACTGGTGGGGTGGCTGGCGCAACTTCGCCCCGCCGCAGCTCGTGCCCGTCGCGGCCGAGACGCCGTCCGCGCCGCCCGAGGTGCGTGTCTTCATCGGCGACCGCGAGCTGACAGACATCGTGCGCGTCGAGCTCTCCGACCATTCCCGCGACCTGAAGCGCCGCGCTACGGCCGGCGTAAGGAGGTAATACATGACTCGGCTGCTCGGCCCGGACGCCGGCTCTCGCTACTGCTACGACAGAGACTCGGGTGCTCCGGCGAAGGGCCGGCAGGCGGTGGTGTACGCCGACAGTGCCGGGACGGTGCCCGCGGACATCCGCACCTACGACGGAACGGAGACGCCCGGCGCGACGATCGCCGGGGCGCTCGTGACAACCGACGCCTACGGGCAACTGCCGCTCGTGTGGTTTCCCGAGGACGCGGACCGGCTTTACGTCAAGGTTGGCAACGGCCCGTTGTTCCCGATCGACGCGGACAATAACCGGCGGATCGATCGCCTCGGGCACGACCCGGCGCTGCGGAAGTGGTTTGCGACCCTCGGCGGTCGCTACGGCTCGGTTACGTCCGTCGTCGTCTTCGGCGACTCGATCTCCGAGGGGTACGGCGCGACATCGGTACTGCGACGCTGGCAGCACGTTCTACAAGCGGAGCTCCGGTCCCGGTTCCAGCCGGGCGGCGTGGCAGGCGCGGCAGTGCCGTACATCTGCGCGTCGCCGCGTGTGGTGCCGATCCCCGCGGACTACCCGCGCACGGCAACCGCCGGGGTCACGGCATCGGGGAACGGCCTCGGGCTGAGGGCGGCGATCATCCCGGCCGGCGAGAACGTCAGCTTCACGTTCACTGGCACCCGAGCGAAGCTGCTCGGCACGAAGAGCTCAAGCGCAGGGAAGTTCGGCATCATCTTGGACGGAGCCGCCGAAGTAGTAGTCGACGGCTTCGCAGCGTCGCTCACGAGCGGCGTGCTGATCTGGGACTCCGGCCCGCTCACGTCCGGCGAGCATACGGTGCGGGTACAGCGGTCGCCGACGACTACCGCGTCGCCGGGCAACGTCGTCCTAGAGGGCCTGATGACTTACGACGGCGACGAGTCCGCTGGGGTCCGCGTGATCGACGCCAGTAAGTCAGGTACGACCCTTAGCTCGTTCACCGCCTCGACGGCGTGGCAGGACGCATTCTCGGCAGTCGAAGGTAAGGGCCTGCTCGTGATGGCCTGGGGTGCGAACGACGCCACGGCAGGCACCTCGCCGACGGCGTTCCGCGCAGAGCTCGAGACGCTCATCGCGAACGCCCGCGCCGCCGGCTGGGACGGAAGTGTGCTGCTGCTCAAGATGCCGAAGCGTGGCTCCGCGAGCGAGACAACCTGGGCGGCCTACCTGGCAGAGATGGACGCTATCGCCGCCTCCGACCCCGACGTCGCGACGCTCGACCTGCGCTCGCGTATCCCTGATCAGGGCACCGCCGAGGCGACCGCGCTCGGCCTGTACGTCGACGAGGCCCATCACAGCGACAAGGGACAAGGGCTTATCGCCGGGCACGTCGCCTCGGCGATCATGCCCCGATGACCGGGAAGACGAAGGTGCGCAATGCCTATCCCTGCCGGTAGTGGCTCAAGCCCTGCCCCGGCCGGCCTGTCGTACGACCCGGTGCTCTCTCGGGTACGACTGTCGGCTCAGATTCCGTCGTCGGCCGCCTACGCCCAGATCGAGCGCTCCGCCGATCAGGTGCGATGGTCGACCGTGCGGGGCGCGACTGCGGTCGCCCCCGCCACGGGCGGGCGGGTATCGATCAGCGACTACGAGTTTGCGGCCGACACCGTCAACCATTACCGGATACGGGCCTTCCTCGCGAACGGCTGGGAGATCGGGCCGGCGAAGAACGCGAACCCGACCCTTGAAGCGGACGCGGCCGGATGGACAGGTAACGGCGGCACGGTCGTCCGGTCGACCGCCCAGGCACACGAGGGCGCGGCTTCGCTTCTCCTGACACCGGACGGCGTCTCCTCCGTCGTGCAGGCCCGCGCGACAAACGTGCCAGTCACCGCCGGAAACTTCTACGTCGCGTCGTCGTGGGTGCGGTCGGCGGTCGACCGCACCGCCGGAGTCAGCATCATTTGGAGGGACGCAGGCGGCGCGATCCTGTCTCAGACGATCGGGCCGACCGTGGCTCTGTCGGCAGACGTCTGGACATACCTCGAGGTGACCGGCGAGGCCCCGGTCGGGGCGACGCAAGCGACCTTCGTAGCGGCGTCGATGAGCGGCACTCCTCCGATCTCGCACACCCTGCACGTCGACGAGGCGTACTTCGTCGTGATCGGTGGTACCCCTGCGTACTCTGCCTCGATCACGCCGCAGCTCGACGGCGTATGGCTGAAGTCGGTAGCGCGCCCCTTCCTGAATAGGCGTGTAAACGTCCGCGACTTCTCGGACATCACGCGCCCGAGCCGGGCGGGCGTCTTCGAGGTCGTGAACCGGACATTCCCGGTCGCAGTGACCGACGTCCGCTCCTCGCGGCGATGGACGCTCGAGCTTAACGCGAACGACGCCGACGAGGCCCGCGACCTGGGCTTCGCGCTCGCCTCGGGCGACGTGCTCTTCCTGCACGTTCCGGCGACCGGCCGGCTCTCCGTCGTACCGTCCGGCTACGTCGCAGTCGGCGACGCCCGCGAGACGCTGCTCCCGACTCACGACCTGAAGCTTCGCGTCTTCGCCCTGCCGTGCACGGAGGTCGCCGCGCCTGGGCCTGACGTCGTCGGCGCGACGGTCACCTGTCAGGGCGTGCTCAACACCTATGCGACGTGCGCCGAGATGCTCGCGGCGCACCCGACGTGCCTCGACCTGCTCGAGCTCATCGGCGACCCGACGGACGTGATTGTCGAATGAGACCAGTCAGCGAAGCCTTCCTCCGCACCGTCCGAGGCCCGCACCGCATGGTCGCCGAGGTGCGGGTCGTCGCGCCGGGCCTGACCGGAGTCAACCCGGCCGGCACCCTCCTGTCTGTCACCCGCGGCGACGTCATGCTCGACGGCTCGGCGGACGTCCGCTCGACCGCCGAGGTCGTGATCTCCGATCAGCTATGGCCGACCCGCGCGAGCGACCTCCTCGCCCCGTACGGGAACGAGCTACACATCCGGCGCGGCATCCGCTACGGCAACGGCACGACGGAATGGGTAAGCCTCGGCTACCACCCGATCTATACGCCCGAGCAGCCCGACGCGCCGCGCGGGCCAATCCGCATCTCGGCGCGCGACCGGATGGCGAAGATCGTCGACGGCAAGCTGACTTCGCCCCGTGCCTTCCCTGCCGGGACGACGAAGGGCGCGATGCTGTCCGCCCTGATCACCGAGATTTACCCCTGGGCGACGATCGAATGGGACAGCGCGACCGTGCGCGACAGTGCGATCGGCCGGCAGATCATCGTCGAGCGCGACCGTTACGCCGCCTGTCACGAGCTCGTGACGAGCGTCGGCCGGATCTTCTTCTGGGATCACCGGGGCGTGCTCGTCGTCTGCACCCCGCCGGACGGCGACCCGGTATGGGACGTCTCGCACGGCGAGGGCGGCGTGCTCGTCCGCGTCGGTCGGCGACTGACCCGCGAGGGCGTCTACAACGGCGTTGTAGCGCTCGGCGAGGGTGCCGACACGACGACTCCCGCGCGGGCCGTCGTCGTCGACGCCAACCCGAGGAGCCCTACCTACTGGCACGGCGCTTTCGGCAAGGTGCCGCGCGAGTACGCGTCGCCGTTCATCACGACCGCCGATCAGGCGCGCTCGGCTGCCGCGGCGATGCTGACCCGTTCCCTGGGCCTGCCCTACGCGGTCGACTTCGCCACGGTGCCTAACCCGGCGCTCGAGCCCTTCGACCGTATCCGCATCCGGTATCCGGGGCGCTCCGAGACGCACGTGCTCGACCGCCTGCTCGTCCCGCTCAACGCCGAAGCGGCGATGACCGCGTCGACGCGCGAGCAGACCACCGTCTTGATCGGAGACATCTAAGGTGACCTACGCGACCGACGACCTCGCCCCGCTACTCACGCAGGAGCAGGCACCGGGCCTCGGCTTCCGGCAGGGCGTTGTCCTGTCATGGGATCAGACGACTGCCGAGAACACCGTCGACGTCGGGGGCGCGGTGCTCGTGAATCTGCCGATTCTCAACACCTCCGAGGCACAGTCGCTCAAGGCCGGCGACGTCGTCGGCGTGCTCACCTCGGGGCCGTCATGGTTCATCCTCGGCCGCGTCACCGTGCCGGGCACGCCGGCCGCGGCGTCGGCCCTGACGGCGATCTTCTCGCGGATTGTCGCCGCCCGCGACGACACCGCTGGCACGCGCTCATCCCAGGAGTACGGCGACCTGACCGGCTCGGCCGTCGGCCCGTCCGTAACGGTCAACATCTCGCCATCAGGGAAGGCCCTCGTGCTGTGGTCGGCACAGTGGGGCGGTACGGGCGACTGGGAGACGTATCAGGAAAGTAGCGTGTCGGTAGCGGTCTCCGGCGCGACGACCACCGCCGCGAATGAGAATTGGGCGCTGGGCTTCTCGCTCGAAAGCCTCTACACGCCAGGGCCGGCGGACGCTTCGCGCATACATCAGATCATGCAAGCAAGCATGATGCACCTATTCACCGGCCTGAATCCCGGCGAGACGACTTTTACGCTGAAGTATCGGAATAAGGAGAACGTCGACCCGGTCAGCTTCTCCACCCGAGAGATCGCCGTCTTCGCTATGTGAGGGCCGGCTCCGGCCATACGTTTAGCGTGCACGAGCGCAGGTCGAAATTGTGCGCCCGCATGAGCGGGGCCGGCCCCTCCTTAGTGCATTCCGTGTGATCGTGCCCGAGCATATGCCCGAGCTCGTGCAGCACAATCCACGCCCGCTGATCGTCGAGCGTGCCGCCTCGGGCCTCGAATTTCGGCCCGAGCGTCGTCCATGCCTCGTCGCTGATGACGACGAAGCCCTCGTCGACGTACGCACGGCCGATCGTCCCCGGCATCTTCTCAGTGCCGTACGTCCCGGCCGGCACGACACGCACTGTGAACGCCCCAAGGTCGGCGCGCCACCCGCGCGGGTCGTCGACGAGCGCATCGATGAAGGCGGCGACCTCGGCGCGGCTGACGTCGGCTCCGGGCAGCACCTCTACGACCGGCGGCGCGAAGTCGAGCGTCGCCGCCGGCTTCGCGGCGGCCGGTGCCTCCGGCTCGGTCAGCACGACTACCAACGCCGCGACCGCAGCCACGACTAGCGCGGTGACGAGCGCCCCGAGGGCCGCAACTCGCTTCATCGCTTCTTCCTTCCCGACGTCGGGCCGATTGTACGGCCTCGACTCACGCAAGGGGTATGACTTGGGACTCACGAACGTATATGGCCTGCCGTTCCTCGACCCCGAGGACGCCCCCGACATCGCCGGAGCAACGCAGGCTCTCGCCGAGGCGACCGAGGCCGAGATCGAGCGTATCGACCTCGCCTTCGAGACGACGGTCGGCTTCGAGGCGACGACCGAGACCACGCCGCAGTCAGTGGCCGCGTCGACTGTGATCGCCGTCCGATGGCAGCCCGCGAGCTCGAATGTAGGCGGCTTCGGCAAGCCGAGCGCCTTCGAGTGGACGGTGCCGACCGCGGGCGTCTACGCCGCGTCGATTCAGGGCGAGGTGAACAACGGGCAGACCGGCCGCGCCTACGTCGACCTCCTCCTCGACACGCGCCGCTACCGCGCCCCCTTCGGCGGCTTCTCCGAGAACGCCTTCGGCGTCACCGGCACGCGCCGGCTCGCCGCGAACGCGATCATCAAGGTCGAGCTCTTCTGCGCGACCGCGACGACGCTCCGCCCGTCGACGCTCGTCGTCTACAAGATCGGGGCCTGACGATGACGACCGCCCCGAAGAACCTGCTCGCCGTCCGCGAGCTGCTGCTCGAGCTGCTCAAGCCGTACGGCCTGAGCTCCGCCGAGGTCGGCATCGTCGGAGACTCCGCTCACCGCGGCGGGTATCACTGCGGCCGAGACCGCGTGATCTGGCGGAGCGGCCGGATCGACGATTACTCCGTCGACGAGTCGAAGCGCGACCGCGACGGCCTGAGCGACTACGCCTCGGCCCTCGACGTCGGCTCCTTCTCCGCGCGTGTAAACGGCCGGACGCACAACCTGCACACCTTCTCAGTCTGGCTCGTCGCGCAGTGCAAGGCCGGCACCGCCGATACCCGCAACATCCGCGAGGTCATCTACTCGCCCGACGGCCGCACCGTCCGGCGCTGGGACGACCTCGGCGTGCGCAGCTCCGGCGACTCCTCGCACCTCTGGCACACGCACATCTCCTTCTACCGCGACGCCACGAAGGACGGTCGCGGCCTGACGCCCGTCTTCCGGCGCTACTTCGCAGAGATTGGACTTCTCGACATGCCGATGACCGACGACGACCACCGCTTCCTCTTCGGCCGCGACCTCGTGCCGAACCCGTACAGCGACGCGGACACGAACCCGACCATCGCCTTCTCGACCTACATCCGCAACACGGCGCGGAGCATCGAGGAGACGAAGGCGGCCGTCGCCCGGCTCGAGGGCAAGGTCGCCACGCCCGCCCCGGTCGCCGTCGACGCCGCGGCCGTCGCCCGCGCGCTAGCCGCCGACGCCGACTTCGTCGCCGCCATCGCGAAGGCGGTCGCCGACGAGGAGGCCCGGAGGATGGCGGAATGACCGCCCCGTCGCCGTACGGGGGCGACGCTCCGCCCCCGGCGGTCGACGGCACGGCGTCACTCCTGATCATGATGGCGCGCCTCGAGGGCAAGGTCGACGCCGCCCTCGCCCAGCAGGGCGCGAAGGTCGACGAGCACGCCCGGCGCATCGACGCCATCGAGGGCGATCACGACGCCATCGACGCCCGCCTTCGGGCGGTCGAGCAGAAGGCGACCGTGACGCCGCGGGCGATGCTCGCCGCCCTCGCCGCCTTCGCCGCCATCGTCGCCGCCCTAACGCCATTCCTCGACCGCCTGTACTCCTGAGAGGTCATCGCCCATGACGCCACGCGCCGCCATCACGCGGGCGACCATCGCCGCAGCCGTCGCCCTGCTCGTCGCCCTGCTGAAGGTCTTCGGCGTCGACATGCCCGACGTCGTCGCCGACAACCTCGTCGAGGTCGCCGCCTTCGCACTGCCTATCGCCCTCGGCGCGTGGTACGCCCGGAAGGCGAAGCAGGCTGCCGCCCGCCCTACCGAGGGCGACGCCCCGCCGGTCACCGCGCCGGCCGAGGCGACGCCCTCCGACCCGGCCGCCATCGCCGAGGGCGACAACGCCCGCGCCTCGACTGGCACCGCCCTGCCGTCGCCCCTGCCGCCCTCGGGTGAGTAGGGCGACGCCATCGCCTGACGCCACGCACCGCCATCGCCCCGCCCTTCGGCCGCCATGCCGAGGGCGGGGCCTTTTCGTGTCTGTACACCTGCGCTCGCTCCGGCCGACTCGCTCTGTGACCGATTCACCGACACGAGGAGGCACCGTGCCGCCCCGCTCGCTCTACGACATCATCACTACCTACGGCACCGACCGGGCCTACACCTCGCGCTTTCGCCCGCGGCAGAAGGTCAAGCTGCCGGCCGAGCTCGGTGGCGCGACCGGCGAGGTCGTCGGCTCCTACGGACCCGCCCTCTGGGAGATCAAGGTCGGGGCGCGCGTCCTCGTCGTCTCCGAGGACGCTCTCGCGGTCGCCGCGCCGCAGTGGCGTCCGGGCGACGTCGTCGTCGTGACGTTCCCGAGCACCTCTGGCGTGTCCTTCACCTACGTCCGCGGACTGACCGACTGGCCCGGCGACCGGGGCGGGCGGAAGACGGACGCCTTCATGGACCGCCTCTACCTCCGCGGCCGGCTCAAGCCGGTCTTGCAGTCGGGCGGCGAGCCCTTCGACAAGGGCCGTCTCTGATGGCGCGCGTCAAGGTCGACGACCTCGTCGTCGCCGGCCGCGGCCTGGGCCGCGTGACCCGCGTCGGGAAGCACGCCGGAGCCGAGGGCGCGTGGGTCGTCTCGTCGACCGGCGACCCCGGCTCGACGACCGGCTACCCGACCTTCTCGCCCGACTTCTGCCTGAAGCTCGCCGTCGTCGGCGAGACCGTCTGCCCGAAGCCTCGCTTCGAGTGCTTCTGCGGCCTGACGCACGTCACCGCCGAGCAGCTCGGATGGCTGCCGAAGAAGGAGGCCAAGTGATCACCGTCCGCGAGCACTTCGCCGTCGACGCCCAGGGCACGGCCGCGGAGGTGCGCCAGCCCTTCTACCCTCGCCGGCCGATCGTCGGCATCATCGGGCGCAAGCGAGCGGGTAAGGACACCTTCGCCGCCCGGCTCGTCGAGGCGTGCGGCTTCCGGCGCTACGCCTTCGCCGACGCCCTGAAGCAGGCGGCGCTCGAGCTCGACCCGATCGTGACGCCGCTCGACACCGTGCAGAGCTCGCACCGTCTCTCCGAGGTCGTCGAGCTCATCGGCTGGGAGGGCGCGAAGGAGTACGCCGAGGTGCGCCGCACCCTTCAGCGCTACGGCGCGGCGATCCGCACGGTCGACCCCGGCTTCTGGCTGAGGCACGTCCTCGCCCAGGTCGAGGCCGATCACCCGACGCCGGCCGTCATCACCGATGTGCGCTACGCGAACGAAGCGCGGGCGATCCGCAACCGAGGCGGCTACCTCGTCCGCGTCTGCCGACCGAGCGCGGTCGACGAGACCGACCGGCACGAGAGCGAGACCGGCCTCGACGGCTACCCGACCGACGTCCTCGTGATGAACGACGGAACGGTCGGCGACCTGCACCGGAAGGCCGACGCAGTCGCGCAGCGATTGCAGAGCGTGTAAACACCCTGCCAAACGACAAGGCCCCGGCGGCGCATGGTATCGGCCATGCCTCGCCGGGGCCTTTCGGCGTTTGGGCGTAGGTATAGCAAACCTAAGACAGAATTAAGACAGGCCCGGTGCGAAAGGCGACTCACGCTTCGTATGATCACTGACGGCCTAGCCGACCCGCGGCAGCGCACGGAAAGGACGGGCAATCATGGAACGAACACGCACGCGGCAGGAGCTAGCGCGCGACCTCGTGCGCGAGCTGCGCCGCCTGAAGGCCCTCGACCCTAGCTCGCCCGAGCGTACCGAGGCGCTCCGCAGGGTGGCCGAGCTGAGCGTCGACCTCCGCGAGCACTTCCTCACTCCGAGCGGGCAACCTGACTGGGCGGCGCGTACGTGGGATTACCGGCACTTCATCATCGATCGCTACGCCGACGCCGGCTACTCGCCCGACGAGTCGCGCGCCACGCAGGCCGCAGTGCGCTACCACGTCTCGAAGTACGTCCGCGAGAAGCTCACGCCCGAGGAGGTCTCCGACCTGGGCCTGCGCACCGAATCGTCAGTCGACCGATCACGCGAGCAGCGCAACACGCGGCGAGCGCTGCTCAACGCCGCGAAACATCAGATAGCGCCGTCATCGTCGGGCGGGCCGGGGGGTGCCGACGTGCTCCGCGCCATCGCCGGAGCGCTGCTCGTCCTTCAGCACGTCGAGGCTGCGGCGCTCGCCGAGATGACGGAGACAGACCGCGTGCAGGCGCAAGCGGTGCTCGCGCGGATCGCGTCGCGGGCGGAGCAGCTCGGCGACGCGGCGGCGACGGCCGGCGAGTGACGAAGTGACGAAACAAACGTCACTCCATATCTAGTTCTATGTCTCCTCCTCCTCCTCCCTATAACAACTAATAGAGAGTGACGGTACTTCCGTCACTTCGTCACTCGAGGCCGCCCGCCTGCCCCGCGCAGCGCCCGCCGCCCTTCCGCCGCGGGCGCTTTTCGCGTGTGAACACTTAGACCCGCTCCGGCCGACTTGGGAGATGTCCCGTACATCTCACGAAAGGCCGGAAGCCTGCTGTGACGAGTCCAAAGGTAAGCACCATCAAGCGGGGCGGCTCCCGCTTCTACGTGCACCCCGAGAAGAAGACCAAAGTGCCGGGCGTGACGAGCATCCTCGACATGCTCCCGAAGCCCTTCCTGAAGCCCTGGGCGTCGAGGGTCGTCGCCGAGTACGCGATCGGCAACCTCGGCGAGATGGTCGGCCTCGCCCTGAAGGGTGACCCGCAGGGCGCGATCGACTACCTGAAGCGCGCCCCCGACCGCGACACGCGCAAGGCCGCCGACATCGGCACGGAGGCGCACGACTACTTCGAGACGATGGCGAAGGGCGAGACCGTCGGCCGCGTGCACCCTGAGATGAAGCCCTTCATCGAGCACTTCGATGCCTTCCTTCAGAAGGTGCAACCGCGCTTCGTCTTCATGGAGGAAACCGTCTGGTCGGAGACGCACGACTACGCCGGTAGCTTCGACGCCCTCGCCGAGATCGAGGGCGAGCTCGCGTGGCTCGACTGGAAGACCACGCGGAGCGGCGTGCACGAGGAGGTCGCCCTTCAGCTCAAGGCGTACGGGAAGGCCGACTACATCGTGCGCCCCGACGGCTCGCGCGTGCCGCTGCCGCAGGCCCAGGCGGCCGGCGTACTGCACGTCCGGCCGGAGGGCTGGGCGCTCTACCCGGTGCGGCACGACGACATCGTCTTCGAGCACTTCCTGCACCTGCGCGAGACGTTCCGATGGGAGCGCGAGCTCAAGGAGACTGTCTTCGGTGAGCCGATGGCCGGCTCGGACGTCGCGCCCCCGTCGCGGCACGCGACCTACTCGGGTCGGGTGACCCGATGACGCCGGAGCAGCTCGCCGAGGAGATCGCCTTTTGGGTTGACGGCGAGTACGCCGACGGCCTCGAGGCAAACCTAGACGCGAGCGCCGAGGGTGACTCAATCGTCTTCCGCGTCGGCGTCGTCGGACAGCCGACCCGGCGCTTCCGGGCGGTGCTCGTCGAGCTCGCGGAGCCGGACGACCCGAGCAGCGAGACGAAGGCGCTCTTCGACGCCGGCCGCGCCGACATGCTGCGCCGCGTGCTCGAGGAGGCCGAGACCTTCCGGGGCCTGATGAAGCGTCGGCGCTACGTCAACAACGCGAACGGCGTCGGCCGCTTCGTCGAGTACCTGCGGACGAAGCTCGCCGAGGAGGAGCGCTCGTGATCGAGGACGCCCCGGCCCTCGAGGTCGCATGGCTCGCCGGCCTGCTCGAGGGCGAGGGTGCCTTCGACCTGCACCGGGGGCGCTACCCGCGCATCCGACTCGCGATGACCGACCGCGACACCGTCGAGCACGCCGCCCGCCTGATGGGGGCGCACGTCCGAGTCGCGCTCAACGCCGCGCCCAACACCGCGACTTGGCACGCCGAGCTGAGCGGGCCGAAGGCCGAGGCCGTCATGCGGGCGCTCCTGCCGCTCATGCACACGCGGCGCTCGGCCCGCATCGCCTCGGTGCTCGGCCACGCCCCGGCGACGGACAAGTCGGCCCCGAAGGTCGCGTGAACACCTGACCGGCCTCCGGCCGACTTGCCCTTCGACCGACCCTGCGCGCTTCGGCGCGACGACACATCAGGAGACACCATTGGGACTCCGCATCTTCGAGACCGACCCGGAGGCCGCGCCGAAGGAGCGCACGCGCTTCGCCGACGACATCGTCGGGCGCTTCCGCTCCGGCTATCAGATCAACAACCGACCCGCGGCGCTCGAGAAGTGGCGCGTCACCACCGGCGACCCGGAGGTCGCCGACCGGATCGTCGAGCTCTTCGGTAGCGAGAACGGGCAGGAGCCGCAGAGCTGGGACACGCAGACCGAGGACAACCTCGAGGTCTTCACGACCTCCGAGCGCGTGACGATCATCCTCGACGGCCCCGACGCGATCCGGCAGGAGATGGTCCTCTGGGGCCGCGCGGGCGCGATCCGGCGCTGCGACGGCATCGAGCAGAAGGGCGTCGACAAGGACGATCAGGCGAAGGGCACGGGCTGCGTGTGCCCGCAGTCGTTCGCCGACCGGAAGGACGCGGCGAAGAAGGGCACCGGCTGTCAGCCCTCGATCACGGCCTACTTCCGGCTCGCCGACGACCCGGAGCTCGGCCGCTTCCGGTTCACCTCCGGCTCGTGGTCGCTCGTGAAGGACATCGTCTCCTTCGAGGAGCATCTCGCGAAGGCCGACGGCCCGGTGCGCGCGTGGCTGAGCCTCGAGGTCGTCGAGTACGGCGAGGGCCGCGACAAGAAGCGCTTCATCAAGCCGGTCTTCGAGATGCTGCCGGCGAAGGCCCAGGCGTCCGCCCGGCGCGCGACCGACGAGCCGCCCTACTGACGCGTGTAAACGCGTGAGTCGTCACTCCCGTTAGAAGCAGGCCCCGGTGCCGGTGCTGACATCCGTCCGCCGGCATCGGGGCCTTTCGACGTTTCAGGAGGAGCTATGCGAGACCCCTACCTTCCGCCGGTCATCTGGCGAGTCGTCGTGTCGGGCCGATCCGGCTATCAGACGACGCCCGCGAGCCGCAACTACACGAGCGAGACAGGCGCGCGGGACTACGCCGCAAGTCAGCGTGCGCGTGGCTACTCGGCGCGCATCTTCTGCGCGTTGCCGAGCTGGGAAGAGGTGACCGGGTGAGCAGCCGAACCCGGGGCTACGTCGGCCCCAGCGCTCCGATGTACCGGGCCGTCGCCTACGACGCCGAGGGCAACGCCGTCCGGTCGATCGGTCCATACGCGACGCGCAGGCCGGCGATGGCGGCACGCCGCAGCCTGACCCGGCGGGGCCTCGTCGTCCGTGTTGAGCAGGCATACCCCAACTGGATTCCGTTGCAGGGAACGGAGATCGAGGCGTGAGCAACCCGAACGGCGCGAAAGGCAGCCGGTGGGAGCGGGCGCTGCGCGTCTTCTTCCGCGCCGCCTCGATCAAGGCATTCAAGCCCTACGCCGAGGGCCGGCACGACGTCGGCGACCTGCACGGCCTCTCGCCCTTCATCGGTCAGGCGAAGGACTGGCGGTCGTGGGAAGACGCGATCCGGCTCGGCCTCGACGGCGCGGAAAAGCAGCGCGTGCACGCGGGCGAGCACTACGGCGTCACCTTCGTGAAGCGCGCCCGCCGCTCGACCGGCGACGGGTACGCGGTGATGCGGGTCGCGACGTTCGCCCGCGTGCTGCGCCGACTGCGGCGCGCTGAGGCGATCCTCGCCGAGATCGCCGGCCCGTCCGACCTCTACGAGGGGCACCTCGCCCAGGTCGAGCGCGACCTCGAGACCGACTTCGATGCCCTCGCTCGCGAGGCGAACAAGTGACGCCGGCCCGGCCGACTCGACCCGTGCCCGTGTCTCCGTCCCGAAAGGACATGATCTGTGACCCTCGATAGCTTCCTCGGCCGCTTCGCCGAGGTCGTCGACGAGCCCGACGGCTGGGTCGTTCCCTGCCCGGCGCACGCGGACTCGCGGCCGTCGCTCCGCGTCGCAGTCGGCGAGAGCGGCTCGCTCCTGCTGAAGTGCCGCGCCGGCTGCGCGACGCCGAAGGTGCTCGAGGCCCTCGACATGACCTTCGCCGACCTGGGCGCGATCGAGCTCGGCGAGGTGCAGGCCCGCGCCCGCTCGACCGACAAGCCGGCCGGCCCTGCGGAGGTCGCCCGGCTCGCGGCGCAGCTCGACAAGTACGCAGCGCATCTCGTCGGCGACGACCCGGTCGAGCCGACCGAGGGCATCCGCTACGCACACGACCGCTTCGGCGTCACGCTCGAAGACGCGCGCCGCCTCGGCCTGGGCCTCGCCCGCGACCTCGGCGGAGGCCCGCGCCTCGTCGTGCCCTTCCGCGACCGGGCCGGTGTGCCCCGCGGCTTCCAAGCCCGCGCCCTCGACCCAAAGGCGAAGGTGCGATGGCTCGGGCCGAAGTCGCCCGACGGTGCGAGCTGGGCGAAGGTCGGCTATCTGCCGGGCGAGTCCGGCTGGGCCGAGCTCATCGTCACCGAAGGCCCCGGCGACGGCCTGACCGCCTGCGCGGTCGGCTATGACGTCGCCTTCGTCCGCGGAGCTGGCCTCGCCGCGTCGGTCGCCGACGAGGTCGTCGAGCTCGCCGACGGCCGCCCGGTCGTGATCTGCGGTGACGCGGACGCGGCCGGCGACGGCTTCGCCCGGACGCTCGGCGCGGAGCTCGCGAAGCGCGGTCTGTCCGTCCGCAAGGTGCGCCCGCCGGCCGACGGCGACGACCTGACCGACTGGCGCGCCCACGACCCGGAAGGCTTCGCTACCGCCTTCATCCGGGCGGTGACCAATGCGCAAGACCCCGGCGGTCTGCGTACCCGGATGGCGGCGTGGACCGACGCCGACCTGACCGACGTCGCCGCGGCGCGCCGGCTGAAGCGGCACTTCGAGGACGCCGGCTCGGGCGTGCGCTACTCGCCCGAGGCTGGCTTCTTCCTGCTCCGCGACGGCGTATGGCGACCCGACCGACTCGACGACGTGCGCACGCACGCGCAGATCGTCGCCCGCTCGATCTGGGACGAGATCGGCGAGCTCGTCGACGCCCTCGAGGCCCTCGAGCAGGCCGGCGACCCGGACGGCGAGGCGGCGAAGCTGAAGCGTCGGATCGGGCAGCTCCGCTCCTTCGCGAAGCACGCCAACTCAACGAAGGGCATCGACGCGATGACGAAGGAGCTCCGCGCCCTTCAGGGCGTCGCGGCCGACCTGGGCGACTTCGACCGGCACCATCACCTGCTCGCGTGCCGGAACGGAGTTATCGACCTGCGGACGGGCGAGCTGCTCGAGCACGACCCGGCGCTTCTCCTGACCCGCCGCGTCGAGCTCGACTACGACCCCGAGGCGACCGCCCCGCGCTGGGAGCAATTCCTCCGCGAGGTCTTCCCGAGCCCGACGAAGCACGCCGGCTTGCCCGACTACATGCGTCGGCTCGTCGGCTACGGCATCACCGGGCAGACCGACGAGCAGTGTTTCGCGGTGCTCTGGGGCAAGGGCGCGAACGGAAAGAGCATCTTCACCGACACTCTGACGGAGGTCTTCCGGGAACACTCCGTTACGACGCCCTTCTCGACCTTCGAGGAGCGCCCGTCCGGCGGCATTCCGAACGACCTCGCGAGCCTGAAGGGTGCCCGGCTCGTCTTCGCCGCGGAGGGCGAGCAGGGCCGGCCGATGGCCGAAGCGATCCTGAAGCGGGTAACCGGGCGCGACCTGATCTCCGCGCGCTTCATGCGCAAGGAGTTTTTCGAGTTTCGGCCGACCTTCCTCCTGATGCTGGCGACTAACTTCCGGCCGCAGTTCCGAGGGCAGGACGAGGGCCTCTGGCGGCGCGTGAAGCTGATCCCCTTCGAGCGCTACTTCGCACCCGAGGAGCGCGATCACCGGCTCGGCGAGAAGCTCAAGGCCGAGGCGCAAGGCATCCTCGCCTGGGCCGTCCGGGGCGCGGTCGAGTGGTATCGGGACGGCCTCGCCGACCCGACGCCGATCGTCGACGCGACGAAGGAATACCGGCAGACCTCCGACGCCCTCGCCGGCCTCCTGCCGGGCGTGCTCACCTACGACGCCGAGGGTCGGATCACCGGGAAGCTAGCCTACGACGCCTATCTCGCGTGGGCGGACGAGGAGAACCTCCCGCCGAAGGAGCGATGGACGCGCCGGACGTTCTTCGGCGCGCTCGAGGAGCGCGGAGCCGAGAAGAAGAAGAGCAACACGGGCGTCTACTTCCTCGGCATCCGGCGGGCGAAGCAGAGCGACGCCCAGGGCGACGACGCCCCGGCCGGCGACCGTACACCCGAGCGCGCTCCGGCCGACTTGAAGAGGGAGAGCGAGACCCCGACGAGCGGACCGTCGCTCGAGAGCATCTTCGAGGAGGCACAGTGAAGCACTACCTGATCGAGATCGGAGACGTCGGGGCGCGCCTGACGCTGACCGCCGAGCAGGCCGACAACTACCGCTACCTCTTCGAGGTGCTCGAGGAGGCGAACGACGGCCTGCCGGTCGCCTCGATCGAGGAGGCCCCGTGACCGCCCCGGCCGACGACTGCGGCGTCGCCGCCGGCTGCGGCGCGTGCCCGCTCGGGCGGGCGGGCGTCTGCGGCGACCCGGTGCCCGGCGGCGTACAGCTCACCATCGAGGGCGCGCTCGCCGAGGCAGCCGACGCGTACGTCGACGAGGCGCTCGCCCGGATCGGTCGCGAGGTCGCCGACATGCCGGACGTCGACCCGGCCGAGCCGACGCCCGAGGGTGCTGGCTGCTGCGGCGGTCGCTGCGGCTCCGGCCTCGAGGTTGTCATCACCGACGAGGGCGACCCGGTGCTCACCAACTGAGCGACCCGACCCGCGAAGGGCCGGCTCTCCCGCGAGGAGGGTCGGCCCTTCCTCTGTCCGAAGGAGCTCATCTTGACCCGCCTCGTCTACTTCACCGCCGATTGGTGTGCGCCCTGCCGACGCTTCGGTCCGCTCCTGAAGGCGGAGGCCGAAGCCCGAGGGCTGCGCGTGCAGCGCCTCGACGTCGACGACTCGGCGAGCACCGCGCAGGCGTACGGCGTGCAGTCGGTACCGACCGTGATCGCCCTCCGCGACGGAGAGATCGTCGACCGCTTCGCCGCGCTCTCCGCGCCGCAGCTACGCGAGCGCCTCGACGCCCTGACCGCCTGACCTGAGAGAGGAGCGCCTCGCGGTGCTGACCCTGACACACGCCGTCGCCGGCACGCCCTGCGCGATTCACTTCCTCGAGCGCCGCGAGGAGCTGCGGCACTTCGAGGCGTTCCTCGCCCAGGGCGACAAGGTGCTCGCCTTCGACACGGAGACGACCGGCCTCGACGTTTACACGCCCCGCCACGGGCTGCGGCTCGCGCAGTTCGGCAACGCGCACGAAGCGTGGGTACTGCGCACCGATCTCTTCGGCGACGCGGTCGCCCGCGCCCTGCGGCAGCCGCGCGCCTTCGTAGTCCACAACGCCGCCTATGACCTGCTCGTCGCCGACCGGCACCTCGGCGTCACTGTCGAAGAGCTCGGCGGTCGCGTCTTCGACACGCGCATCTTGGCTCACCTGCTCGACCCGCGCGCCGAGAGCGAGGGTGGCATCGGCCTGGGCCTGAAGCCGCTCTCGGCGGTCTACGTCGACCCGGACGCCCCGGACACGCAAGCCGGCCTGACGTCGGTCTTCCGGTCGCTCGGCTTCACGAAGGAGACCGGCTGGCGCGGAATCCCGATCGATCACGAGACCTACGTGCGCTATGCCGGCCTCGACGTGCTCCTGACTCGCCGGCTGTTCGACGAGATCGGCGCGATCGTGCACGAGGTCGGCCTCGACCGGCTGAGCAAATTCGAGCATCACCTGCAAGTGCTGCTCTGCCTGCTTCAGCGCAAGGGAATGCTCCTCGACGTCCCCTACGTCGAGAAGCTCAGCACGCGACTCCGCGAGGAGGCCGAGCACTACCGGGCCGTCGCCGCCCGGTACGGCGTGAGCAACGTCAACTCGACCGCCCAGCTCGCCGAGGCGCTCGAAGCGATGGGCGAGAAGCTCACCGAGCGCACGCCGTCGGGCGCGCTGAAGGTCGACAAGAACGTGCTCCTACCGCTCGCCGATCTCAACCTTCAGTGGGAGCGGATCGAGGCCCGGACGCCGAACCCGCTCGCCGACGCGGCGCTGCGGTCGAAGCGCTCGGAGAAGTGGGCGACGTCCTACGCCGACGCCTTCCTCGACCTGAAGGACGCGGGCGACCGCCTGCACCCGATGATCGGCGGCTTGCAGGCCCGCACGGCGCGGATGAGCGTCTCGCGCCCGCCGCTTCAGCAGCTACCCTCCTCGGACTGGACGATCCGCCGGTCGTTCATCGCCGACCCGGGGCAGGTCGTCATCGCCGCGGACTATCAGGCGGTCGAGATGCGCGTGCTCGCGGCGCTCTCCGGCGACGAGACGATGAAGAAGGCCATCGCCGACGGCGTCGACCTGCACAGCTTCACGGCCGAGCGGGTCTTCGGCCCTGACTTCACGAAGCAGCACCGGAAGATCGCGAAGGCGGTCGGCTTCGGCAAGGTGTACGGGGGCGGCGCGGCGACGATCACGCGGCAGACCGGGGCCGACCTCGAGAGCGTGAAGAGCGCGCTCGCCGCGTACGACTCGACCTTCCCGGGCATCAAGCGCTACTCGCGCCGCCTGATGAACCGGGCCGAGTACGGCAAGAAGGAGGTCGTCACCGCCTCCGGCCGGCACCTGCCGCTCGACCGCGACCGGCTCTACGCGGCGACTAACTACGTCGTACAGAGCACCTCGCGCGACCTGCTCGCGCAGGCAATCGTCGACATCTTCGACGCCGGCCTCGGCGATCACCTGCTCTTGCCAGTGCACGACGAGCTCATCGCCCAGGCCCCGGCCGGCGACGCCGAGGAGGTGATCCGCGAGATCGGCCGCCTGATGGAGAGCACCTTCTACGGCGTCCGCATCGAGAGCGACCCCGAGGTGTACGGGCCGAGCTGGGGACACGGCTACGGGGCGACCGAGTGAGCGCCCCTCCGCTACTATCGAACACCTGTACGAAGGAGGCACTGTGAAGCCGGCCGACCTCGACGTCGACCCCGACGAGCTCCGACTCCGCGACCTGCTCGACGAGCTGCGGCAGGCCGTCGACGGCGTCGCGGAGCTCATCCCTGCGGCCATCGATGCGCAATGGTCGGCTGCGCCGGTCGCCCGTCCGAGGGAAGATACCTCCGAACGGGCGAAGGGCCTGCGGTCCGATCCGACCGCAGACATCGTTACCGACCCGGATCGCTTGTCGTTGCGTACTCACATACTTCACACTGTGCGCGTGGTCAGGGCCGCCGGAGTTGCCCTCCGAGACGCGCGATCGGGCCTTGCACAATCACTGGAACCGTGGCAAGGAGTGACGGGGGCATGACGAAAGGAGTCCCGCTTGCGGGACTGAAGCGGAGGGCGCGCGTCTACCTCGTCGCGCCCTCGACCGGCGAGCAGTGCATCAGGGTCGCGACGCACGGGCCGACCTTCGACGCGCTCGTCGAGCTCGGCTACGACGTCGTCGTGACTGCGGCCGTGCACGAGAACACCGGATGTGTCGACGACCTCCTCGCGGCCGTCGACCTCGACCTCGACACGCTCCGGCATAGCGACTACGTCGTCGTCGCCCCCGGCGGCGAGCACCTCCTCGAGACCCTCCTCGCCCCGGCTCTCGGCCTGCCGGTGCTGCACCTCGCCGACTTCGCGGAGCTCATCGCCGCCTAGATCGGCCCTCCTCGCTACGGCCCTCGGGACTACAACCCGAGGGCCGTAGTCGTATGTCTATACCTCGACATAGTGATCTAGGCCACACATGATCGCGGTACTTGCGTGTGTCGCCTTACGCGTGGATAGTTGATCGCACGCACGCCGTCTGGCCTGCGGATTGAAACGCCCGTACGAAGGGGCCGGTCGCGCCGGCCGGACCCCCTACGCCCGAGGAGGCCCTGCTATGTCCACCTTTGACATCCTTTGGTCCGTTCCGAAGCAGCCGATCGTCGACGCCGACGAGGAGACCGCGCTCATCATCAGGGCGAAGACCGGCGACGAGAAGGCCCTCGCGCGGCTCTTCGCCGCGTACGTGCCCGCGCTGCTCGACGTCGTCAGGCAGTACGCCGCGACGCTGCCGCTCGACGACGCCCGGCAGACCGCCTACCTCGGCTTCCTTCAGGCGATCCGCGACCACGACCCGCACCGGGCGTCGCGCCTCGCCGGCAAGCTCCGCTCGAAGGTGCAGGATGCTCTCTCCGAGGCCGCCTCCGACGGCTCCGACGGCTTCACCGTGCCCGCCCGGACGCTGCGCAAGTTTTACGCGCTGCTTCGGAAGGCCGACGGCAACATCGAGGCGGGCGCTCTCCTCGCGGCCGCGTCGGACTCGCGCGAGATGTCCGAGGAGACCTTCCGCGCCATCGCCGCCCGCCTGAAGGTCGGCTCGCTCGACGTCGAGCTCGAGACGAACGGCGACACGGGCGTCGCCCTGCTCGACGATCCGCGGTCGTCGCGTGAGACGTCCCACGTAGAGGACGCCCTCCTCTGCACGGTCGCCTTCGAGGCCGTCGACGACCTCGAGGAGAAGGTCTGCCGCATCCGCTACGGCTTCGACGACTACGACGAGGTGCCCGACGGCGAGGTCGGTCACCGCCTCGGCCTGGGCCGGATCAAGACCCTCCGCACCCGCGAGCGCGCCCTCTCGAAGATGCGCGCCGCCATCGGCGCTCTCGACGGCTGACCGATCTCCGTCGGTCGGGGCGTGAACACCTTCGCCCCGACCGGCCGACTTGCTCATCGCCAACAAACAACACCTCCCACAACCGAGACAGCCGAGGAGCTCCGACCATGTACGACGCCGACCTGATCACCCGTCGCGACTACGACCTCGTCGACTTCGAGGAGCGCGACGCCCGCGACGAGGCTGCCGCCGAGGGCCTGCGCGAGCTCGTCTACGACCTGCCGGCCCGTCCGGGCACGCGGCGGTGACCGTGCACACCGAGGAGACGACGACCTGCCCGATCCGGCTCGCGGGCGACTTCCACCTCGAGGCGCGGCGCTGTGAAGACTGCGACGTCGCCCGGCTCGCCCGGCTGAGCCTCGGCGAGGTCGGCCTCCTCTATCAGACCGGCCGCGCCACGCAGGACGCCTTCGAGGGCTACTCGCTCGCCTGGGCGATGCTCTCGCCGACCGGCGACCCGGAGCGCGTGACGCTGCCTGACTCGCCGGACGTCCGGCGTATCGCCCGGAAGCTCATCAGAGCGAAGGGCCTCGCGGTGCCCGCGCGGCTCGTCGAGGAGATCGGCCCGGCCGACTTCGCGCCGTACCGGGCCGAGATCGCCGACTGCCACTGCCTGACCTGCCGCGAGATCGCCTACGCCTCGAGCTCCGTACTCGACGGCCCCGGCTCCGCCCGGAGCCTCGCTGCCTGCCGCGCCCTGCTCGCTGAGCTCCGCGCCGGCACGCACAAGCCGATGACCCTCGCCGAGCGTGCCGCCCAGGCCCGCGAGGAGAAGGCCGAGCGCCTCGCCGCCCTCCGCGCGACCGGCGCACCGCAGACCGAGATCGACGCCGTCGAGCGTGGCTACGTCGCCGTGCCGATGGCTTTCATGCAGGAAGGCATCCTCCGGTGACCGCCATCAACCCGAACAACTTCCGGCGCTGGGCGTACGGCGTCGCCCGCGACATGCTCGCCTCAGCCCCGGCTTCGCGCTGGGAGATCGACGACCTCGTGCAAGAGGCGCTCGTCGCGATCTGGCAGGCCGCGCCGAAATGGGCGAACGACGGCCGCGCCTCGCACGCGACCTACGTCACGGCTGCCGCCCGTCGGCGCATGGCCGAGCTCGTCTACCGGGGCCGGCCGGCCCTGGGCGAGGGCGACCGCACGCGGGCGCACGGCAGTCGCGACGCCGGAGCCTGGCACCGCAGCGTCGAGCGCGAGCTCGAGCTCGTCGACATGGGCCTTCGCCGGATGCCGCGCGAGCTCACGGAGGAGCCGGCCGACATCTCGGCCGCCGAGGTCGTCGCGACCGTCCGCGCGGCGATCGACGCCCTGCCGGAGAAGGAGCGGCGCGCCGTCGTGGCCGTCGACCTCTGCGGCCTCTCGAGCTACGAGGCCGCGCCCTCCCTCGGCGTCACGGCGTCCCGCGTGCGGGCGCTGCGGACGCGGGCGCACGGCCGGCTGCGCGAGCAGCTCGGGCACCTGAAGGAGGCGGCGTGACGGCCTACGGCCCCGAGCAGCCCTGCGCCCGTACGGCGTGCGCCGACGAGCCTGCACACAAGGGCGGCGAGCACATCGACCCGCGCTCGCCCCGCTACGACGGCCCCGCCCTCACCTTCGGCGCTCTGCCGCACAACTGCCGGCGAGCCGCGTACGCCCTGAAGGAGGCGGGCGCTCCGGTGCCCGAGATCGTCGAGCTCGCCCGCGAGATCCTGCGGCTCCGCGAGCAGGTCGCGGCCGTCCGCGTCGACGCCGACCGGCAGGTGCGCGAGGCGTCGCGTCGGGCGCTCGACTGCACGGCACACGGCGAGCAGATCGCCGAGCTCGAGAAGCAGCTCGACCACGCCGACCGGCGCGCCGAGCGCAACGACCGCGGGCGCGTCGCACTGCTCGCCCTACCACACGCCCTCGAGGAGCTCCGCAGCGACGCGAAGGTCACCGTCACCGACCTGAAGCGGGCGGCGAAGAAGACGCTCGACGCGCACGGCCGAGCGTGGAAGGAGACGAAGTGAAGGCCCTCGACCTCTTCTCGGGCGCTGGTGGCTGGGACGTCGCCGCGACCGAGCTCGGCTGGGACGTCGACGGCGTCGAGATCATGCCGGAGGCGAAGCTCACGCGCTCGGCCGCCGGCCTGAAGACCGTTGCCGACGACGTGCGCGACGTCGACCCGGTGCCGGGCGAGTACGACGCCGAGATCGCCTCGCCGCCCTGCCAAACCTTCAGCCCTGCCGGCAACGGCGCGGGTCGCGCGGCGCTCGACGCGGTGCTGCTCGGCGTCGCGGCGTACCGCAACGGAGCGACTCCGCGCTTCGCCGACCTCGCGGCGCTGACCGGCGACGACCGGACGGCCCTCGTCCTCGAGCCGCTCCGCGTGGCTCTCGCCGCCCGGCCGACGTTCATCGCATGGGAGCAGGTGCCGACCGTCCTGCCGGTCTGGGAAGCATGCGCCGACGTGCTGCGGCAGGTCGGCTACTCCGTCGCAACGGGCAACCTGAACGCCGAGCAGTACGGCGTGCCGCAGACCCGGAAGCGTGCTCTCCTGGTCGCGCGGCGCGACGGCGCGACGGTCGAGCTGCCGACGCCGGCGCACTCGCGGTACTACCCGCGCACGCCTGAGCGGCTCGACGAGGGCGTGCGCCCGTGGGTCAGCATGGCCGAGGCGCTCGGGTGGGAGCGCGGGACCGAGGTGCGCCGCACGTTCGGTAAGCCGCGGTACGACTACCCCGGACGCGAGGCGTCGGTATGGAAGGAGGCCGGGCAGCCCGCGCCGACGGTCACGAGCAAAGCGCGGTCGTGGGTGCTGCGGACGACGAACGCCCGGCCGAACACCGCTCACCGGCCGGCGAGCGCGCCGGCTCCGACCCTCGCCTTCGGCAAGGCGCGTCCGGAGTGGGACTTGCCGGAGGGTGAGACGAGGCCGGTCACACTCGCGGAGGCCGCGACGCTTCAGACCTTCCCGGAGGGCTACCCGTTCCAAGGGTCGCGGTCGAAGCAGTTCTTGCAGGTCGGTAACGCCGTGCCGCCCCTGCTCGCTCGCGCGGTGCTCGCCGCGTGTGTCGCCTGACGCATGAGACGAAGGCCCCGACCTGGGAGACCGGGGCGGGGCCTTCGTCGTACACATGACACCGACCCTTGCCCGCCTCGTGCATCCTGAGCTCTGTCTTGCGTGTGCCTCAGAAGGAGAGTCTTACCCGTGAAGATCACCCGCCTCGTCGCCTACGTGGCCGGCGCTGTAATTCTCGTCGCAGGGGTCGCGCTGGGCGTGCTCATCGCTCGGCCCGGCGGCGATACCGCCGCCCCCGCGCCGGCTGCTGCCGTCTCGACGCCGGCCTTCCTGCCGTCGCCGACGCCGTCGGTCATCAGTTCGCGCGTCTTGTGCAACGGCGTGTTGCAGCTCGCCGAGGGTATGAATCTCGACCCGGTCGCCAACATCGTCACTGCTCAGGATGTCGCGGACGCGGCAGAGCCCGCCATCTCGGCTGCCGGCCTCCGTTTGCAAGCTGCCGCCGAAGAGGCCGAGGTCTCCGGCGATGAGGTCGACGACAACATCGCCATTCACCGAGCGCAGCTCGAGGTGCTCGACGCCTGCGGCGACGCCTTCGGTGACGGCCCTTGGTAGCTCGCTAGGCCCCGTCCGGCACAGTGCGGGCGGGGCCTTTCCGCAGCGATGCACGCGCGTCGCCTTGCGCGTGAGGCGTCTCGCGTGTTTAAATCTCCTTGCACCGCCCAACCGACGAAGGAGCCGAGATGACCGCCAAGATCGCCACCGGCAAGACCGCCATCGTCGTTGCTGGCTTCGCCGCCGGCATGACCGGCGAGGTCAAGGCTGCCGAGTTCGGCGAGGTGCTCGGCTGGCGCTACCTCGTCGCCCTGCCGGGCTACGGCCCGCGCTGGTTCGGCGAGTCCTTCGTCGAGCCCTTCGAGGGCTGACCCGCCCGACGGGGCCGGTCACTCCGGCCGGCCCCGTGTGGCGACTCACCCGTGAGAGGAGCTCCGATGACCGCCCAGACCTCGCCCCGCCTGATCGCCGCCTACGTCGGCCCCGCGTCCGGCCTCGCCGCCTACCTGCGCAGCCTGGGCGGTGCCCGGTGAGCCGCCCGCAGCGTGACGCGCTGCTCGCCGCGTCGTACGACCCGCGCGGCGTTGTCTACGCCGGCAGCATCCGGCCGGCCACCCTCGCCGCGCTCGCCCGGCGCGGTCTCGTGACGCTCTCCGGGGCGGGCACCGTAGCCACCCTGACGGACGCCGGTCGCGCTGCCGCCCGGCGGGCGGGCGGTGCCCGGTGAGCGCCCGCGAGCTCGCCGCCCAGGTGCGGCACGCTGCCGCCCTGCTCGAGCACCGCGCCCCGGAGCGTGCGGCCGACGCGCTCGTCGAGCTCCGCGCCGGGGTCTACCTCGCCGAGGCCGTCACGCGCGGCCTCGTCCGCGAGCTCTCGACCGCGGGCGTTGCCGCCCTCCGCTTCACCTTCGGCGAGCTCGAGCGTGAGCTCGCCGACGCCGCCCTCTTCGCCCGCCTGACCGAGATCGAGAAGGAGACCTCGAAGTGAAGACCGCCTTCGCCCTCGCCGCCCGCCTCGCCCGCTACGGCACGACCGGCCGCTTCTGGGCCTACGTCGGCCTCGTGCTCGGTGCGGCCGGCTCGCTCGCCGCGAACGTCCGGCACACCTACCTCGCGCCCGAGGGCGCTCCGGCCGACTGGGCACCCGGTGCCGACGCCCTCGCCGCGGCCGTCTTCTGGCCGATCGCGCTCTTCGTCGGCCTCGAAGTCATGGCGCGAAGCAACTTCGCCGCCGGATGGAAGGGCGTCGCCCTGCGTGCCCTCGGCGTCGGCCCGGTGACGCTCGTCGCCGGCATCGCGAGCTACCTGCACCTGTCCGGCCTGCTGCGACACCTCGGCGAGGTCGACGCGATCGTCTACCTCGGCCCGCTCGGCGTCGACGGCCTCATGCTCATGTGCTCGGCCATGCTGACCGCGACCGCGAAGCGCCCGGCGACCGTCGCCCCGGCTCGCCCGGCCGCTCGCCGCCCGTACGCCTGGGCGGTGCCGGCCGGTGCCCGGCTCCTGCCGATCGTCCCGAAGGCCGCCCCGGCTCCGGCCCGCCCGGCGCGCAAGCCGCACGTCTCGGGTTGGGTCAGCGCCCCGCGAGGAGCTCGTCGCCTGCCGATCGTGGCGAAGATGACTGCCCGCCCCGCTCCGGCTCGCCCGGCCGGATGGGTCCGCCCGGCGACCGGCGCGACGGTGCTCGCGATCGTCCCGAAGGCCGCCCCGACGCCCGCCCCGGCTCGCGGTCGCCGCCCGGTCGCCGGCAAGCGCCCGCTCGCGGAGACGAAGCGCCTCGCCGAGCAGCTCATCCGCGAGGCGGTCGACGCCGGCCGGCCGAAGCCGACGCAGAAGGAGCTCGCCGCCGAGCTCGGCATCTCGCGATGGACGCTGCGCGACGCGCTCGCCCTCGACCTCGACGTCGCCCCGGCGCTCGTCGCGTGACCTTCCGGCCTGCCTCGGGGCGATCCGGGGCCGGCCTCTTCCCTCTACCCTGAAGACCTCATGAAGGAGACCGAGAGATGACCGAGACCCCGAAGACCCCCGACGCCCCCTTCGCCGTCGGCGAGACCGTCGAGGTGCCGACCTTCGGCGGATGGCGGACCGAGAAGGTTACCTACGTCGGGCCGGATCGCCTGATCGCTGGCGGCTGGCAGGGTCACCCCGCGCAGGTCCGCCGGCCCGCCGTCGAGCAGGTGCCGGAGGTGACCCGCGAGGAGGCCCTCGCGACGATCGGCAAGGTCTGGGCCGGCAACGCGGGCGAGGAGCTCTGGCAGGCGTTCAACGCCGGGAACTACCCGCTCGCGAAGCAGGTCGCCGAGCAGAAGATTGCCGAGCAGGCCGAGTACTCGCGCGAGCTGACCCCCGATCAAGAGGCGATCCGCGACGCCGCCGAGGCGCTGCTCGAGACGCTGCGCCGTGTCGTCCCCGACAACGTCGCGCACTACGCCGTCGAGGAGGCTATGCAGGCCGCGCGGAAGCTCGCGCGGAAGGCTCGGACGGTGCGTACCCACGACGCGACCGACCCTCGCGTCGAGGCCGCCCGCGAGGAAGCCGAGGTGGGCGCGTACCTCGCGAAGGGACACTCGCCCCACGAGTTCTGACCGCCCACGACCGAGGCCCGCTCCCTGCTCAGGGGCGGGCCTCGGTCGTAACTAGGTCTCCTACGGCCCGCCGGAGTCGAGCTAGTTCCGTGTACGCTCTCGCGCATGACGTCTCACACGCGCAATCGATGGGTACTGTACCTCCGCCTGTCCGAGCAGGACGACGCCTCGACCGGCATCGGCCGGCAGGAGGCCGACCTACGCGCCCGAGCTGAGCGCGAAGGAGCCGTCATCGTCGCGGTGCTCGTCGACGACGGCCTCTCCGGTCGACGCCGCCGAGCGAAGGGCGACGAGGCCCTCGCGATGCTCGTCCGGGGCGAGGCCGACACGCTCGCCGTGTGGAAGTTTGACCGATGGAGTAGGCAGGGCCTCTCGGCGCTCGCCGACCTGATCGAGGTGCTCGACGACCGGCGCTACGCCCGCTTCATCGCCGACCGCGACGGCCTCTCCTCGGAGCAGCCCGCATGGCGCATCATCGCCGCAGTGCTCGCCGAGGTCGCCCGGATGGAGAGCGAGAACACCGCCGCCCGCGTCCGCTCGTCGATCGCCGCCCTCCGCTCCGCCCGGCGCTACTCCGGCGGGGCGGTGCCGTACGGCTACGTGCCGGCCGAGCGCCCCGACGGCCCCGGCCGCGTGCTCATCATCGACCCGGCCGAGGCCGCCATCGTCCGCGAGATGGCCGAGCGCGTGATCGACGGCGAGAGCGCGTGGCGGCTCGCCCTCGAGCTCAACGAGCGGGGCGTGCCGACGGGCAGGTCGGAGCGTCGCCGGCTCGCCCGCCTCGGCAAGGAGGGCGGCGACCCCGGCCGATGGAACGTGACGAGCCTGAAGAAGGTGCTCGCGGGCGACTCGGTGCTCGGCTACTACCGGCACGCAGGCGACCTCCTGCGCACCGACGACGGCCTGCCGCTCCGCGTCTGGGAGCCGATCCTGACCGACGCCCAGGCCGCGCAGCTCCGCGACCTCTTCGCGCCGCAGGCCGACGGCACGCCGAAGCCGCAGCGACGCCGCGCCGCCCGGCTGCTCTCCGGCCTTGTCTACTGCGCCGAGTGCGATCACAAGATGTACGTACGGACCGACCGCCTGAGCCGGGGCGGCGCGATGTACCGCTGCCCGGCGAAGTCTCGAGGGCACGCCTGCCCTGACGTCCGCATCGCCGCGGGCAGCCTCGAGGAGCACGTCGTCGGGTATCTCCTGCGCTACTTCGGCGACTGGCCGGTGACCCGCGAGGAAGTGCAGGTGACCGGAGCCGGCGAGAGCTCGCTCGCGGAGGTAGAGCAGGCGATCCGGGACACGACCGCCGCGCTCGGCCACGACGACGCCGACGTGCCGAAGCTGCTCGCCCGGCTCGAGGGCCTGAAGGCCCGGCGCTCCGAGCTGCGCGACGCGGGGCCGTCGAGGCGCGTCGTCGTCGTCGAGACCGGGCAGACGTACGCCGAGGCCCTCGACGAAGCCGGCGACGACCTCGACGCCCGGCGCGCCCTCGTCGTCGACCTGATCCCGGCCGTCCGCATCCGGCGCGCGACCGCCAAGAGCGGGCGCTTCGACCCTGCCCGCGTGATCATCGAGGAGCCGACGCACGACCCGGCGCACGCCTTCGACTGAGCGTTTACACGCCCTCGTCCGCCTCGCCCAGGTGCGGCCGGTGCTCGCGTATCCACGCTTCGACGTCGGCGATCCGCCATACCGCGCCCATGCCGAGCACGTCGTAGGGCGCAGGGAAGTCGGCCCGGTCGATGATCTCGGCCGCCCTCTGCCGGGACACTCCGAGCCGACGCGCGATCTCGCCTCGCCCGTAGAGATGCCTCGGCACGGCCGCAGGCTAGCCGGAGTTGACCTTGTCAAACCGCAGCCCGTCGCATTGCACCCTGTACCTTGACAAGGGCCGGCCCCGACGTGAGCATCGAGTGATGACCGCCTCACGCAAGGAGACGACATGATCGAGCTCGCGCCCGGTCAGATCATTCACGTAGCCGAGCCGCACTACGCCTTCGGCACCGGCACGCTGAAGATGAAGATCACCGAGCACCTCGGCGAGTACACCTTCGGCGGCGACCGCTGGGCCGAGCTGAAGGGACACGACGTGCGCCACGACGGCAAGCTCGACGCGAGGGAGCGCTACGCGAGCGTGCGCGTGCAGCGCGTGCGGGTCGTCGCCGAGGAGCGGAGCGCGGAGGGAGCGACCGTGACGAAGTGACGGTACTTACGTCACTCCCTATCCTGCTTCTATGTCTCCTCCTCCTCCTCCTTAAAGCTTCTATATAGAGTGACGCTCTTTCCGTCACTTCGTCACGCTCGGGGCCTTCTGGCCGAGCCGGCTCCCCGCCGCCGGCTCCGCTGGGAGGCCCCGACCCGTGTCTGCGACCGCCTCGAAGTTTCCGTGAACACCTCGCGCGCCTCCGGCCGACTTGCTCCTCGACCGAGCAACACCCCACCTCACGCGAGGAGCGCTTCACAGTGACGAGCATCTTCGAGCACATCGACCGCGAGGGCGACCGCCTGACCGTCCGCAAGTCCGATCACGTCGTGCCTGGCGCGGTCATCGTCGAGGCGTACGACAACTCCGACGGCGACCTCGGGAACGTCCGCCTCGCCCCGGCGCAGATCACCGAGCTGCGGTCGGCCCTCGAGCCGCTCGACCCGACCGCGAAGAAGGCCGAGGCGACGCCGGTCATCGTGTCGGGCCTCGAGTACCGGCTGCTGCCCGGTGCCCGGATCGAGGCCGACCCGACCGCGCCGCACTCCGAGGCGGTGCACGACCGTGTGACCCGCGTCCGCGTCGAGTCGGTGCACGGCGACGACACCTGCTCCGTGACCGGCCTCGACGGTCGGAACGCGCACGACCCCGGCCGCTACATCGTCGCCCGGAGCTTCCTCGCGCCGCTGCCGGCGAAGCCCGAGGTCGAGGCCGACAAGGAGTACCGCCTGCTGCCGTCGGCGACCTACTGCGGCGGCACGCGCTCGGACATGCCCAAGGAGGGCACGACCCGCGTCCGCGTGCTGCGCGCGAAGCCGGACATCGACGGCGACGTCTTCGTCGAGCCGCTCGACGGCCGGACGGCCGGCAAGCCGGGCAACGGGCGCTACGTGCACCCGGAGCACCTCGCGCCGATCCCCGACTTGAAGGTCGGCGACGTCGTCGCCATCCTGCCCAACGCGAAGACGGCCCTCGGGGGCGGCGTCTACTTCGCCGCCGACGTGACCCGCGTCAAGGTCGAGACCAACCCGGAGCCCGGCGGCGACTACCGCGTGAGCAACGTCGACGGCTCGGGCCTCGACCTCGGCCACGGCAAGGCGACCGGCCGGCTCGGCGAGAAGCAGTACGTCGGCCGCGCCTACCTGGGCGACCCGGAGCCGGCCCCGCGCATGGGCGCGACGCCGACCTTCTCGATCGTCGACGAGACGCACGCCTTCGCGGCGAGCGACGCCGCCGAGCCCGAGGAGCTCGACGACCTCCGCGTGCGGGCGGTCGAGAAGGCGCTCGAGCTGCTCGGCGCGAGCGACTTCGACGACGTCTCGGCGAGCGAGATCATCGCCGTCGCCGCCTACATCGCCGGTGAGATCGACGCCGACGAGGCCGACGCCTGATGGAGCGCCTCGCCCCGTACGCCCTCGGCGGTGCCCTGATCGGCACCGTCGGGGGCGTCGCCCTCGCCCTCGGCCTCTGGTGGCTCGTCTGGGCCGCCTGGGCGCTCTACTTCGTCATCGCGGAGGGCATCGCGCTCTTCCGCTCGCGCTCCGGCGACACGCTCTCCGAGCACGTCTGGGCGCTCTTCGCGATCAACCTGCCCGGCCGGCCTCACCGCGAGGTGACCGGCACCGTCCGACTCCGCCGCTTCCTTCTGCTCGCGGGCCTCGCGTGGCTCGTCGCGCACTTCCTGACTGGAGGGCTTTTCTGATGGACGAAGACTTCCCGCTCGAGCTCCTCGGCGGCGACCTCGAGGTCGCGGAGCGCTTCGACGGCGACGACGAGTTGAAGCTGCGCTTCCGCCGGAAGACCGAGCGCGCGTGGCTGAGCCGGTCGGAGGTCGAGCGCCTGCGCGATCACCTGACCGCGCTCCTCGGCGACGGCGCGCAGCCGTCGGGCGACCGGCCGGTCGAGCTCGTCGTCGGCCGCGAGTACCGGCTGCTGCCCGACTCGAAGTACGTCGCCGGCCCCGAGTCGATGTTCACCGAGGCGGGCACGACCCGCGTGCGCCTGATGAAGGTCCGCGCCGATGGCGACGTGATGTGTGCGGCGCTCGACGGCACCGAAAGCGGCCTCGTCGCGCACGTCGACCGGTGCTACCTCGCCCCGCTCGACCCGCTCGCCCGGCCGCTCGCCGAGGTGCTCACGGGCAAGGCGTCGGCCGCCGACGTCGCCCAGGCGGCGCGCGAGGTCTCGGATTGGTTCGGCCTCTCCGGCACCGACACGCACGACGCGATCGAGCACGCCTTCCGGCGCTTCGCCGAGAAGCTCGAAGGGAGCAGCAAGTGACCGAGGCCCGTGTGCACGCCCTCTCCGTCGCGATGGACGTCCTCACCGACGCGACCGAGGGCGTCGGCCCGAGGATGCGCGGGTCGGCCATCGAGCGCGCCGAGGCGACGCTCGAGATCGCCCGCTTCATCCTCGGCGAGGAGTACGTCGAGGAGGAGGCGACCGAGGAGGAGCCGGAGAGCTCGACGCCGGCCGAGGGCCGGATCGACATCGCCGAGTCCGTCACCGTCGGCCCGGCGCGCAAGGTGCAGTGCTCCGTCTCGCCCGGCGACTACGCCTACGTGCGCCCCGGCACGGGCAAGACCGACGGGAAGCCCTTCGTGCACGTCGAGGTCAACGCCGACGGCGACTCCGCCTCGGTCTTCCTCTCGGTCGCCGAGGCCCGGAAGTACGCCGCGGGCATCCTCGACGCCTGCGACGAGGCGGAGGGCGGCTCGCCGCTCCTGCACTTCATCAAGCCGGGGGCGTGATGGGGCAGCCGGAGATCGCGCCGGAGGTGCTCAACGACACGGTCGGCACCCTCGAGTGCTGGCTCGGCGGATACACCGATCCGAACGAGGACGGCGAGCAGTTCTACGTCGTGCTCCTGGGCACCGAGGACGGCACCCTGCACGTCGCCTACGGGCGCAACTACTACGAGGCCCGCGACCCGGAGGCCCGACGCGAGTACCGGATCACGGTCACGGTCGAGGAGGTGAGTTAGTGCACCGCTGCGGCCGGTGCCCGGCGCGATGGACGGGGGCGAACGTGTCGCACTGCGGCGCGTGTCACCACACCTTCTCGGCGGTCTCGACCTTCGACCGGCACCGCTCGAAGGGGCAGTGCCTCGACCCGGCGACGGTCGGACTCGAGAAGAACGCTCACGGCGTCTTCAGGACGCCTGACGCTCCGGGGGTACCCCGTACTACCCCGGACGCCTGAAAGCCCGCGAGAAGTCCTGTCCTGGCCCCTGCACGGCTACGTCTCGTCGAGGAGGGCGAGGCGTAGCCGTGCCGTCTGAAGGAGCACACATGATCCGTTCCATCCGTCGCCGGCTGCGCGCGGTCTGTATCTCGGTCGTGCTCGTCCTCGTCGGCCTGGGCGTGGCGGTGCCATGACCGACGAGCTCGAAGAGACCGAAGAGCAGATCGACCCTGACGAGCGCATCGCCCAGGCCGCCCGCGAGGTGGCACCGCGCTACGGCCTCGACCCCGAGGAGCTCGCGCGGCGCACCCTCGCCGCGAGAGACCGTCGGCTGCTACGGGCGGCGCAGCCGGTGAAGCGGTGCTCGGCCTGCGACGTGCGCAAGCCGGGGCGCGACTTCGCCGAGGACGCCCGCACCGCCGACGGCCTCGACTCGAGGTGCAAGGTGTGCAAGGCGGCGCAGGAGCGGGCACGCTACGCGAGTCGATCTTCTGGCGAAGGCCCGGCCGACTAGGAAAGTAGCGGGGCGAAGCATGCTGCGCCCTGCACCGCGACGAGGCCCTGCCGTGCGCGATCCGTGAGCCCGATGGGACGGACCGAACGGTAGGGTCGCGCCTGCGGCCGACCCTTGCGAAGGCTGGCCTGCCTCGGGCCGTGAGAACCGGGCCGCAGGGTCGGCCGCCCCTCGGGGCGGGTAGGTCTCGACGTCGACGAAAGCCGCACGCGGACCGTCGACGGACTCCGGGTTCGATTCCCGACCGCTCCACGCTCCCCCGACCGACGAGCAGGAGGCCCTATGGCACCCGAGGACATCGCCCACCGCTTCGCCTTCCACGCGGCGACGACCGAGGAGAAGCGCGACGCGCACACGAGCGTGCGGCAGGCGTGCCGCCGGCTCGCCGACGACCTGAACGAGCGCCTCCCCGAGGGTCGCGAGAAGTCGACGGCGATCACGAAGCTCGAAGAGGTCATGTTTTGGGCGAACGCTGCCCTCGCCCGCAACTCCTGATCCTGTCTCACCCTGCACGCCCCCGAGCGTGCGCTCCCCTGCTGCTGCCTCACGGCGAGCGCGGGTCGAGCGCCCTCGGGGGCATCTTCGTATCCGCCGGAGGTGACCAATGCCTAGCGCCCTGCTCCGACTGCGCGCGATCCGCTCCGCGTGCTATCGCTGCCAGGTACGCCGAGGCGGTCGCCCGTGCGGCGCGCCTGCCTCGCGCACCGTCGCCGATCCGGCCCGACCTGACGAGCTGCTCGCCGCATGTCTCGCCCACGCCGACTAAGGCCCTGCTCACGCCCCGGCTGCCCGGAGCTCGTCGACGCAGCGCAGAAGGACCGACGCTGCGACGACTGCAAGCGTGCGGCTGACCGTGCCCGAGGCACCGCGGCCGAGCGTGGCTACGACGCACGGTGGGCACGCAGGCGTGCGGCCTTCCTCGCGCGTCATCTCTTCTGCGTGCTGTGCAGCGCACCGTCTCGGGTGGCAGACCACTACCCGCACAGCAGGCGCGAGCTCGTAGCCGTGGGTGTGCCTGACCCGGACGCCGACGGCTACCTACGTGCGCTGTGCGTCTCGTGTCACTCGGCGGAGACGGCGCAGCACCAACCCGGAGGCTGGCACGCTCCGTGACTGCTCACTCTGTGTGACGCCCGACCGCCCGACCCCTGGGGAGTGACCCCCCTCCGGCCCCA